CCCCTTCAACACCCACAGCGAAATATTCACCGCCTTGGTTTGTCTCCCAACGACCCGCAGCTTTTGAATCCTGCTGTAGAGATATATCAAAGAGATCTTTATATTCTTCACTATCAATTAAATTTTTAGTCTTACGACCGAATCTCACAGCAAGTTCTGCGGTGTGAGTAGCTTGAATAATTTTAAGTTTAGGATAATTACCCATCATCCACGCAGGTAATAAATAAGATGCAAATTCAGACTTGGTGTGTCTTGGAGGCATATTGACGATTAAACGATTAATTTTTCCAGAAGCTAAATTATTAAATTTTTCTGCGATGATTTTATGATGGTAACCTTCAATAAATTCTGGCCATATATGTTTTACAAACGATAGAAAATCAGATTTGATATGAGACTCCTTTTTCTTTCGAAAGCTCTTAATTGCATTGATTTTCCATTTTTTTCGAACGTCTGGGGGAAGTTTATTAATTTTTTCTAAATCTATATGCATATGTTTAATATGGTACCAAAATGGTTTTAGCCTATTTGACTGTAAAAATCTAGCAATAAAGGGTCTAGTGTTAGGATCCCTATTATTAAAAGGGGTATTGACCTTTGTCAATCTTGCAATTTTGAGAATCGATGTGGTACCTCTATTTAATTCCAAGCGCGCGCAGCGCGCTTGGGTGGGTCCCGCCCACATGCACTCCTCACGTCTCTCTCCCCGCCAGGGTGGGCCCCGCCCACATGCACTCCTCACGAGTGTGGTATTATTGCAACACACTCGTAAAAAGTGAACTCTAAGCTAATTATTTACTTGACACTATATGTCGTGCCATATTCTTAATTCGGAACATATCAGTTATGGTATATCCCTTATCGAAGAAGGGGATTATAAACTTTTTATAATCTCTTACTTCTTTCTTTTCTTTCTTAGTTGCTTTCTTTCTTTTCATTTTCCTCCTTTATCCATTGACCTTTATCATTTTGAATATAACCTTTAGGAATTGTACAGTTTTTAACTACTTTAGTTATAGTTTCAAATGATATTGTTTCTAATTGTGGTTCATCTGTTTTATCTATCATTTTTATTTCTCCTTTATTTTGTAATTGTGCCATAAAATTATGGCACAATTATGTCGGTTATTTATTAATAACTTCTTTAATCATTGGCACAACTTTGGAGTTATAACCCCCAATATGCCAATTTTTTATATCTTCGACTTTATCACCTTCATTACCTAGATAGTTTTTACCATCCTTCCAATTATAAATAGTCACAACATCATTAGTTTCTTGAAATCTTAAACTCCATTCAACTGAAATTTTATTATCAGTTAATCGGTCTGATGTTTTATAATCATAGTGAGGAGGTCCAAATTTCTCTACTAAATTTTTATAAGTAGTTTCAACCTCTCCAACTAAATGAGTACCATCCATATTATTATTTTTTATTAGTTTCATTTTTATTCCTTTCATTAGTGTAGGATTATAAGGGAACAATGTGGCAAGATTAAGGCAACCAGGAACACAACTTCCGGTTGAATTTATTTTTTTATATATTGGGTGGGTCCCGCCCACATGCACTCCTCACGATCCATGTTCCAGGGCGCGCGCAGCGCGCTTGGGTGGGTCCCGCCCGCAGGCTCTTCTCTCTCCTCCGCCATCCCCAGCCACCGACCAATTATATCCTATAAATTCCCATAAGTCAATCACTTTATACGCGAATCGTTAAAATAAATATATATCCTGGTCACAGTTCCGCCATAATGATTTAATACAATAGAATCATGAAAGGAGGAAAAAATGAAAATAACAACAAAAGAAGTAAAAGACAGAATAGAAGCTTATGTTGATGAAACCTGGAGATGTTGGATTGATCAAGAAGCATCTATGAAAAAAAATGGTCTTCAAAGTATGTTTGAACAAATACTTGAAGATGGAAAAAAGTTAGAAAGGAAAAAATGCAAAAACTAGAATACAACGGTTGGTATAATTACGAAACCTGGAACCTGAAACTATGGCTTGATAATGATCAAGGCACATACAACACGGTTCAAGACAAAGCTAAATCTTTAATCAAAAAATACGAAGGCGATCATATTGAAGATGCAGCAACAGAGCTGAAAAAATTCAGCAAAGCCGAATTTGCTTTTGCTGATTGGCTTAAAGAATACACTCTTGAAAATATGCCAGAATTGAAACCTAGTTTCTATTCTGATGTATTAAGTGCTAGCATCCGAGAAGTAAACTTCCAGGAAATAGCGAAGCATATTTGTGATGATATACTGAATGAAGAAATAAGACAAAGCGCTTAATTAAACAGAGTTCCTCCAGGAGCTCGGCCAGATCTGGCCGAGCTCCACCCTCCCAAAATAAATAACCAGGCTACAGGCACGAAAAGCTGCAGACCACAGGCACAAAAAAATAAAAAAATACGGGTGGGACCCGCCCACAAGCACTTACCATGATCCATGAATCACGGGTGGGACCCGCCCACAAGCTCTATTCTTATTTTTTACGGGTGGGACCCGCCCGCAGGCTCTTCTCTCCTAAAGATCCAAGTGCCAGGCCGCAGGCATCCAGGCCCACGGCTAGGGGGTGGGACCCGCCCACAAGCTCTGTTCTAAGCTCAAGGATCATGCTGCCTGGATAAAGTTTTACGGAGCTCGGCGCTTGGGCGCTAGCCAGTATAAATGTATTCTTTGGGTGTCTAATATGAAAGGCAATTTGATGGGGGCTGAAGCGAATTTTATTAGCATATATTATCTTAAGTTCAACAGTAAAAAATATATTATTTTTATTGTATCCCAATAGATCTGGTAAGCCTAAAGATGCAGAAGATTCAAGTCTTGTCCACTTAATTTGTGGTGTAGCTTTCTTCAAATTGTGCCACAATTTGGTTTCTGCTCTCATGTAATTTTTATGCTAATGGTGTTGTTATAATTTAAGTTTTGGTTTACCCATTCTCCAGTTTTCTGATGTTATTTCTATCACAATTCTATGTGATTCTCTTTGCCCCAAGATATTATTTTCCAATAAACTTACAGACAAAATGTCAAAATATCCATCAGGAGATCTAAACTCACCACGAGGTAGTTTAACTTGTACTCTTGCATTTTGGCATGTTGGAGATTTTAAAAATTTTTCTAACTGTGTAGCCATTTCTTTTCCACTTATCATATAACTCCTTTTTCTCTTAATTCTTTCAAATAACTGTTTTTATCATTAATTTGATGTGATAATTTTTTGTTATCTGTTTTAGTTTCATTGAGCTCTTGTTCAAATCTTCTATTCTCGTCAATAAGAAATTGATAGTCGTGCTGTCTTGTATAGTCACGAGATTTTAAAGTTTCTTTGAGTTCTGCAATCTCTTTTTTTGCTGCTTTCATCTCGGGTGAATTCATACCTACCGCTTTAACTAATGAAGTTTCTAGTTGTGCATCGTGTACTTTAGTTTTTAAGCCTGCAATTTCACACTGCAGTTCACCAATTTGTCGAGTCAAATCTAAGGGACCTCTATCTTCCATAAGTTGCATTTTAAGTTAACATCTGCTAAAAGTCAAATATGGGTTTACCAAAACGATTAACAGAGAAACAGAAGAAATTCGCAGAACTTGTTGTCTATAATGAAGGCAGAAAGACAGGAAGAGATTGTGCTTTAGAAGCTGGATATGCTGAAAAAAGTGCAATGGTTGAAGCAAGTCGTCTACAAAATCCTAAAAAATTTCCACTTGTAGCAATGTACATTGGTGAACTCCGACAAGAAATTCAAAAAAAATATGCAGTAGATTATCAAAGACACATTTCAGAACTTGCAAAACTTCGTGACGATGCAGCAAAAAAAGGTGCTTGGAGTGCAGCCATCAATGCAGAACATATGAGAGGTAAGGCAGGAGGGCTTTACATTGAACAAAAAATTATAAGAACAGGCAAGTTAGAAGACTTGTCTGAAGAACAGTTAGATGCCGAACTCAAGAAGGTTATAGACGACTACTCCCCCATTTTAGAGGGAGTCGAAGTCAAAGAACTTAGAGAGAAGGTAAAACAGAAAACCAAAGATACAAGACTGAAATTACTCCAACAAAAAGATAAAATTTAAAATCTTCACTCATCTTTTCTCCTTTCTATTTCATATACTGTGCATAAATCTTAAATGCCTTGTCTTGTGGCATAAAATTTAAAGCACTTAAATTAGGGTGTTTAGACTTAAAATAATTAAAATGTGCATCAGTTAGTGCTTTACACTTTTTAAAAGTAATTTGTCTTAACCCTTTATTCTCAACAAAAAGTATTTTTGATTTCAAATCTCTTTTGAAATCTTTTTTCAAATACTTATCTGTAAGATATTTATTCATTTCTTCACCACACCACATTTCAAGGTCAGTAGGAAACATTTTATCATCAAAACCTTTCCATTTAGGTAGATTCTTTTCACACCAAGCATTAACTCTATCTACATCTTGTTGTGTGAATGGTTTGATCGCCCATTCTGAATTACTACCACCGTGACCATCATTACTAACTTCAATCATGGCTTTACCATCAACATAAACTACTGCATCATAACAATGAGTTTCTTCACTCATCCACTTGCAATATTTTATTTTTTTTAGTTCTAGTTTCATATTATTTTCCTCCTTTCATTATTTTTCTCAAAACTTTCTTTGCCATTGCAAAGGTTTCTTGACTTCCAACTAGTTCGTTGGTTTTAGTATTAATAATTTCATAATACCACATACCCTTTACAATCATATACCTATGTTCGTTCCAATTAATTATATACATCATATTATTTCCTTTCATTAGTATGGGATTATAAGGGAACAATAAGGCAGAAATAAGGCAGAAATTATTTTATTTTAATCATTTTTTTCACACAAGACCAAGGTATCATAGTTCGGTCGCCAAATGTAATTTCTTTAGTTGTGGCATCTAAATCATAAGATGCAAATACTTTAACATGATGCTTGTCTTTAGAAAATAACCATCCTTCATTTACAGGATATGCTAGTTTCATTTTATTAAATTCTTTTTCATCAGCCCAACCTGAGTCAGATATAATATCAATCCACTCTATCCGATACTTTGAATATGGGATGTCGCTTGGTTGAGTGGGTTCCACGAGTTTTCTTTTTCTTCTGGGTTTCCTTCTTTTGGGTTTTCTCTTGTTTGCCATAATAATAATCAGGGTTATGTATACTATTGAATACATCAAAAAAGCTCATATTGATATCCCTATAATAGATTTTCAAAGGAAAAATTTTTTTATTCATAAAAAGTGCAGTAAAGCCCCTATCACAATTTGTCAAATGATAAAAAATCACCTCTAAATCCATTACGAAATCACCTCTAAAAGCTTAAATAAGTAAGCAATACCAACGAAATCACCAAATCACCAAAATCACCTCATTCTAAAATAAAACATTTTTTATTTTTACCTTTGGAGCTCACTATAGGGTGATTTGGGTGATTCTCTAGGCTTTAAGCCATTTCTTGGGGTGATTTTGGGGTGATTCCTGGTGATTTTGGTGATTTTCCTTATTTTAAGCCATTTTTTGATACTTGGGTTTTATATTTTTACGTATATCTTTTACTTATGCTGTTGAAAAATAAAAAAATGCGGATATTAGGTAAGTATGAACTTGTTTTTGAGAATTTTATGTATATCCGTTTACTATGATAAATACAGGAATATATACATAAGTATGATGCTAAACAAACTTAAACATAAACAGAAAGGTATATTATGCTAGTTGTTGAAGATCCACCTCCATAGGTGGCGAGTTATTTATCGCTGCGTGGCTGAACAACCCTCGGACCACCGAGGGGTAAGGCACAAAGTTAACGGGGTATGGCTTAATAGCTGAGGACGTTAACGGCGGTACATCTTAGAATCCTTTCTAGATTGATAACAATCTGGATCGGTGGTGTGAACCTAGGATGTCTCAGGGCAGTTCTTACATTTGCAAGTGTAAGACAGCTGTACTTCGGTACAGGACCAAATAAATCCCTGGCGCAGCGATAAATGACTAACTTTATATGTGAAATGTACGGATGTACTAAATGGCAAATATTTATATGGGTAGTTCGTTCTGGACAGCTCCAAAAGCTCTTAACAAAAGCTGGGAGAGTTAATCTAGAAGTACAACTTATCCTTATAAAATGTGAAACTAAACACTAGTTTAGAATCGTTCTAAATTTCTATTCCCTGATCCTTGATCCGTACTCCTTGAAGCTCATCAGGTTTACCTAGCGGATAGGTTGGCTCAATCATAAATTCTTCGCCTGTCTCTTGATTCATGCAGCCGAAAGCTAGCCAATCCCATTTAAATTTACCATGAATAACAAAATCCCAAGTTATGTCATAAGTTCCGTTGTCTCTGCTTTGTAAAATTAGTTCCTGTTTGCATGCTTCCATCGACTCAAAGGATCGCTTCAACTCGAACGTTTGCTGCGTAGCAATTGGATCTTGTCCAATTAAATAAGCGAGTATTAATATTTTATACATAAATTTCCTTTCTATTTAGGGATTAAACTTAGTATCCAAAAAGTTAAAAAAATTACAACAATCCAAACACTAATAACTATTATTTTTTCATTCATAAAGATTTAATTTTTCCTCGTTCTAAAATTTTAACGGTCGGTCGTTTCTTTTTATTAATATAACTAATCCAACCCGTAAATTTAGGAGTTTTCAATAACAAGCTCTTTAACATTTTCTTCCAGCTCATCGCAAATACGGTTTCCGCTTTTCCCTCGTTATCTGTAATGGTGTAGGTGTATCTCATTGTTTTTCCTCTCTTTTTTTTCTTTCGTCTCTTTGTCTAAAAGCTTCTTTCATTGATTCATTTAATTCTTTTTGTTCTTTTTGACCATAAATTTCATCCCAATTTTCTTTGTAGTTATTTGAAGAAGGTCTAGAAGTTCCATCCCATTTTTTACCTTTTTCTTTTTCCAAAGATTTATTTTTTTCTGATGGCATTTATAATAGCTTTTCCGATTTCTTCCGCAATTTGCGGGACGATAGCATTGCCCAATCCTTTAAGTCGGTGTACTCTGCCGGATACCCCATGAGCCACTCGACCCACATTGGGTTCAAAGCTCCACCACCCTTGATCCATTTGTCTTTGTCGTTCTTCGCTACTGTCTGTGGCAAAGAATGTCTTGTAGAGTTCACGACTGCTTTGCCGCTGTCCTTCCAATCTCTCGCTGTCGGTGTTGGCCAATTTTTCGCTGGAACCTTTCCCTGTTTCTCGAACACATCTTTCCCCAACATTTGATGTGCCTCCTCTCTCGTTATTTCTTCGCTCATTACTTTCTTTCTCAGCATTCGTATATTCCCCTCGTTGGGTCTTTGTATTGATGTCGGTGTCGGCCACATCTGTGGATTTTTCTGTACTGCGTGTCGAAGTGCAAACTGAAGATTGATTCCTTCCTTCTTCTTTTCGGCTGCTCTCTTCTCCCACGCCTCCAATGTCTCCGATTGATTCGCTAAATGATCTGCTTTCTGTGGTGTCGGCCACATTAGATTCGGATGAGCGACTTGATCGTTCAAGCTGATTGGCATACCCTTCTCCAACTTCATCTTCATTCGTGTCGAAGAGCTCGCTCCTCTGTCGCAATGTGCGTCTGGAGTTCTCCACATTTTCATTTCTTCTTTCCATTCGATTGAGTGAAGAGTTGTCATCTCTTTGTCGTATTTGATTGTTTTTAGATGCGGTTTGATTAGATTCCAATCCTCCACTGACGGATGACTGAATCCTGGTTTGTCTCTTCGAAACCAATGCTCCACTGTCGTTTTCGTAATTCCTGTTTTCTCGTGTAGCTCCTTCACTGATGTTTG